AACGCCATCAACAACTATAATCAGCGCAAGAGCGCAAAGCAGTGGAACAACTCCCACAAAGACCTCGAATGGGACGATGACAACGGATGGGTGCCGAAGGGCACAAGCAGCTCCGGCAACGGCAGCAGCCGCGCCGGGAGCCAGACAGCTGCGAATCCTTACCCGGCCATCGCCAGCGGAGCCAAGAAAGCCAGCAAGGCCACGAAGGAAGCTGCTGCCGAAGTGGTCAAGTCCATCTCGGACACCACGACCGAGATCGACGGCAAGATCACCCGCACCACCGAAAACATCACCGAGACTTTGTCCAACGGCAGGACCCAGCAAAAGCAGGTCATCACCGAGACCTCCCGCCAGATGGTGGACGGCGTGCTCAAGGACATCAAGACCATCACCGAGGTGGACGAAAAGGGCAAAAAGACCGTCAAGCAGACCATGGAGACGGTGCGGGACGTGGCAAAGACCGTCACGGCCACCACTTCCGGCATCGTGGACGGCATCGAGACCAGCACCAAGACGGTGACCGAGACCCTGACCGACGGCACCGAAACCCAGAAAAAGGTCATCACGGAGACCTACGACGACGTGGTGGACGGTGCCCTCGTGACCGTGGAACGGGTCAAGACCATTGCCGCCGACGGCACCGAAGAGGTGGCCGAGACCACCAAAGAGGCGTCCATCAAGAGCTTCGACGACCTGTGGAAGGAGCTGCAGACCCACGCAGACACCGGCCTTCTGGGCACCTTCGATAACCTGTATACCGCCGTCAAGAACAAGGACTGGAGGGCCATCGGCCTGTGGGCGGCAAACGCCATCTACGGCGGCCTGACCGCCGAGCAGAAAAAGCAGGTCAACGACTTTGCCATCGGTCTGGTGGACAAGCTCAACGAAGCCCTTGGCAACGCCCAGACGGCCCTTGTGCAGAAGGGCATCGACATCGGCGGTCAGATCTGCAAGGGCCTGACCTCCGGCTTCGGCGAGGTGTGGACGCAGGCCAAAACCCTCGGTACCCAGCTCACAGGCATCTTTAAGGGACTGAAAGCCCCCTTGAGCAGCGCCGCGCTGGCCATCAGTCAGGGCCTGTCCGGCGGTCTGCTGTCGGCCTTCCCGGCCATCTACGCAGGCATGGGCACCATGATCGGCTCCGTGGGTGCCGCCTTTGAGGGGATGCTCACGGCCATCAGTGCCGCTTTGAACGCCACCGTTTTCGGCATTCCCATGGGGGTCATCGTGGCCGGAGCTGCGGTGGCCCTGGGAGTGGCCATCGCCGCCATCGTGGCAGGCCTGGGAGGCCGGAAGGGCAGCAGCCCCAAGCCCTCCGGTGGCGGCAGTGGCTCAGGGGGAGGCAGCTCCGGCGGCCTGGGCAGCGTGGATATCACCACCGGCACCGGCAGCCTGGAGGACGCCATCAACGCCAACACCAAGGCGCTGGAAAAGACCAACGCCGCCCTTGCCGACATGATCCGGCAGGCGGGCAGTCTGGTGCTGTCGGACAATATGCGGTTGGGCAGCACTGTGGCCGCCTCCGGCACCGCGCAGGTGGCCGCAGCCGCCAACAGCTACCACCGCGAGGGTGACACCAACATCACCCAGAACATCTACAGCAAGGCCCAGACGGCGGCAGACCTGCAGCGGGAAGCCCGCTGGGAAGCCGACCGCGCCAAGGCGCAGAAACGATAAAGGAGGACACCAATGCTTTTTAAGGATCATTTAAAGCTGGTCACAGACGCCGGTGCCGTCCTGCATCTGGGCTGGGACTACAACGCGCCCTACAACCTCGACCCGCTGAACGGCGTGGATGTGGACATCCAGACCGCGCAGGGCATCAACCAGACCGGCACCACCGTCGAGCGGCAGAGTGTGGCAGGCGTGTCCCGTACTCTGTCGGTGGTGTTCTGGGGCGGCCATGCCCTCGACAATGCCCGCAATTTTGCCCGCAAACTGCCCTACTACACCACCGGCACGATGTACTTCGGGGACGCATACTTCACCCGCTTTGTGGTGCAGAAAACGCCCTACTTTTCCAGCTACACCGAGCCGCGCTGTGAGCTGATGCTGTACAGCCCCAAACCCTACTGGTACGGCCTGACCGCAACAGCCCGCGTGCTGGGCGGCTACCAGCCCGCGTTCAGCTTCCCGGTCTGCTACGACAGTCACACCTACGGCATCCGGCAGGACGGCGAGGCGGCAGTGCTGCGCAACCCCGGCAGCCTTCCGGTGCCCTTTACGGCAACCCTGCGCAGCACCATGCCGGTGGAGCACCCGCGCGTGGTAGACCTGCACACCGGGGCCTTTATCGGCTTTGACCTGACCTTACAGGATGGCGACCGGCTGGAGATCTACCGCAGCACCACCGACCGGCTGGCCTGCACCCTGACCCGGGAGGGCGTGACCAGCAACATCTTTGCCAAGCTGGACGAGGACAGCACCCTGACCGAGCTGCAGCCCGGCGACAACGTTTTGTCCATGCAGGCCGACAGCGGCGCGGCCTACTTGCAGGCATCCGTGAGCTTTTACCCGATGGAGGCCGGTATTTTGCCGGAACCGCTATGAGACTGGACGTTTTAGAGGCCGACACCCTTGTCCGCGTGGGCTGGGTGGACGTGTGGGTGTCCCTCTACTGGGACAGCCCGTATTACTCTGAGGGCGGCTTTACCTTGGAGGTAAGGCCGACCACCGAGAATTTGCAGCTGCTGACCGAGGGCCGGTGGCTGGTGCGCAGCGACGAGACGCCCCGCATCCCGATGCGGATCTGCGCCCGCGCCAATCAAAACGGGGACTCGAACCTCGTGGTGAGCGGCTACCCGGCCACCTGGCTGCTGACCAAGCGGGCCAGCGCTGCGGTCATCAAGGGGCAGAACGCCGAGCAGGCCATGCGCAGCCTTGTGGCGGCGGCAAAGCCGTGGCCGAGGCTGGAGCTGGGCACCGCATACGGCTTTGATACGGTCTTTGCCAAGCAGACCTCCGGAGGCACTGTCTTTGCGTACTGCCAGACCATCGGGCAGGCCTGCGACCTGGGCTTCCGCATCGTGCTGGATGGCACTGGCGCAGACAAGCGCCTGCTGTTCGAGTGCTTCCGGCCCACCTACGACCCCAACAACCGGTACAGCCCCAAGTGGGGCAATCTGCTCAACGCGGGATGGTCCTTTGCCGATACCGACTACGCCAACGTGGCCCTTGTGCAGGGGGCCGGTGAGGGTGGCCAGCGGGCCACCTGCTGGGTAGGCGACGTGGACAGCACTGGAGCCGACCGGCGGGAGATCTACATCGACGCCCGCGACATCCAGCCCGACGAGGAAAAGGGCGAGACCACCGCCAGCCAGTCTTACCTCGCCAAATTGGCAGACCGGGGTGGCCAGAAACTGCTGGCCCAGCTGCGCACCGGCAGCATCGAATTTGACGTGGACGATGACACGCTGGCCGTGGGCGACGTGCTGCGCGTCAGCCTGCCCCAGCTGGGCTACACCGCCATGGTGCGGGTGGCTGACATCATCACCGAGAGCCAGTCCAGCGGCACCACCCGGACCATCCGGCTGGGCACGCCGAGCTGGCACAAGACGTAAAGGAGGGCTTATGGCCGATATCATCACCTACCCGGAAAACGGCATCACCTACGACGCCGACGACGCTTCCGGGTTCCTCAGCACCCGGCTGAGCGGCGTATACAGCGCCGACGAGGACTTTGCCGTGACCGCAAACGGCGGCCTGACCGTGACCGTCAGCGCCGGGCAGGCATGGGTGCGTCCGGTCCGCTTCCGGGGCCGCAGCATCATCATGGAGCAGCCGGAGACGGTCACCCTGACCGCCGCCGACGCCGTGCGCAGCCGCATCGACCGGCTGGTGCTGCGCTACGACGCAGCCGCCAGAAAGACCAGCCTGACCGTGCTGACCGGCACCCCGGACAGCGCCAGCCCCACGGCACCGGAGATCACTCGCACCGCGCTGGTGTATGACCTGTGCCTGGCCGAGATCCGCCGCCCGGCGGGCAGCACCGAGATCACCGCCGCCGACATCACCGACACCCGCGCGGACGAAGACGTGTGCGGCGTCATGCGGGACGGCGTGAATGGCATCCCCACGGCGCAGCTGCAGGCGCAGGCGCTGGCCATAATGACCCAGTTGTCCACCGAGCTGCACACCAAACTCGACGCCCTGGACGCCGCCATCGCGGCGGTGGAGAGCGGGAACTTTTATACCAAGGCAGAGGCGGACGCGAAATTCGGCACGCCGTACA